CCCTTGCTCTGCGGTTGGAAGCCGCAGCGCGAAAAATACCGCTACATCGCAGCCGTATACGTTGATCCGTTTGCCTTCTCACACACAACATCACCCTGGTTCGTGTCGTGAAGGAAGCGGACCCACGATACGGGGTCCATGCGTAACAGCACTTCGTTTTCTGTATTGAGGCGCACGTTCATGCGCTCGGTACCGGTGGCGAGTGATCCATAGAAACGCTCTCCGTCCTGCCGGGCCTGACGTAACGCAAGGAACACGTCCCTGCCCACGTTGGTCTGTATCAGGACCGAGGCGATTTCTTCGAGCTCACCCTTGAGAGGTTCGCGACCAAGGAAACGGTGGACGATATTCTCGAGCTGGGCGACGGCCCCTCGTCGGTATCCGGCCATAAGGCCGGAATCAACGACGAGGTAATCGTCGCACAGCTCGAGAATGCGGTCAATGACCGCGTCCACGCCCAAGTAATCGGCGCGTAGGCACCTCAACCACAGCTTGTCCCCGAGCGGGTCGCTCGAACGGTGGCCGGCAATCTTTCCGTAGGCATCCGTGTGCGCTCGGGTGAGCGCATACCTGCCAACGGGCGGAGCGACGGCACGCCGGGAACAAAAAGCGTTGTGGCTAATGTGCCTCGACACGATTGTCTCATCGGGCTGGGTGCGCATCCCTATGCTGCGGAGGAAAACATCGTATTCGGCCTTGTCGAACGTAGTGCCAAACATAATAAACAAATATGCCGAAAACGTCATATTGTCACCGTATGCCCGCACATATTTCGATATTGCCTCAGCGATGGCTTCCTTCTCGTCAGACGTTAGGAAGTCGCCGGGCGGGATACCACGCTCGGTTCGTATCTTGAAAACCAAAAAACCGACGAGTTGTAAGGTATTCAAAATCGTGTTACCGAGCGAAGTATGCGTACTCCCTGACGACATCGAGCCGAATATGCGAATGAGGTAGCCCGACGGATGCTCAACGAGCTTCTCAAGTAGGGACCCAAGAAACTTGTCAGCTATCCAGCCACGCACGCGTTTTTCAGCGGGCGTGAGCTCGGACGTATCAACCATTCGCTCTACGACTCGAAACAGCAGGGAGAGGCCCGCCTCAACGACCGATGCATCCCATTTCCATATATCCGCGGTCACGACGGGATAGATCGCCCATGGCGACCAATCGGGTCGTGACGGATCCCCCCAAACGTTCCAGAGGAAGGACGAATACTTACCGTCATTGCCCCGAGCGGGG